GATATTCAGCTCAAGGTTGGGGTAGAGATTTTTATGGAGAAGAACCATGGGGTGAAAGTTTTGATCCTGTAATTACACCAACAGGTTTTGAATTAAGTATATCTCTAGGACAGACAGAAGAATCTAATCAAAGGGGTTGGGGAAGACTCTCTTGGGGCACAGCTGATTGGGGTGAAGGCAGAGATGAAACTGTATCTATTTCAGGTGTGGAAGCAACAGCTTCTATAGGAAGTATAACTCCAGCTTTCACATATTTATTAGAAGTAGGTCCTGCGTTTAAAATGACAGGAGAAGTTGGTGATCTTGGTTTAGGTTTAGGTGTTAACGTTTCAGGTGTAGAATCAACTTTTGCAACACCAACTATGGGTTACGTTGGTCATACTGTTGGTTGGGGTAGAAATGAATGGGGAGAAGATAGTTGGGGTGAAAGTCCAGATGAAGTTATTACCTTAGTTGGTAGAAGCATGGAGTCTTTCATATCATCTAACAACAGCTGGGGTGAAAGCACATGGAATAATAATGATGTTTGGGGAGGAACACTTGATGTAACTATAGAAACAGCTTATGATTTATCCGGTCAAGAGGCAACAACAAATGTTGGTAGTGTAGATTTTGTAATCAGTCCAACAATTTCTTTAACTGGTGTATCTTCTACAGTTAGTTTAGGAACATTGGGCTTAGAATTTGGTCCAGCAGCTATTAGTGGTGTGGCTGCAACAACAAACGTTGGAACTTTAGGTTTAGAATTTGGACCTGCAGAAATAACAGGTATTGAAGCAACAACAAGTATTGGAACTTTAGAAGTTGGACCTATTTCTTTAATAGATTTAACAGGTGTTTCAGCAACATTCTCTGTTGGTTCTATTTCACCTGCAGATGTTATGGGTTTATCTGGCATAGCTGCAACAGCATCAGTTGGTTCTATTTTACCTGCAGATGTTGTGGGCTTAAGTTTAGATGCAATTAACGCTTTACAAGGAGAGGGCGGTGTTGAAGCATATGCTAATATAAATACGGGTTCAAATGGATCTTTCAGTAATGTTGACACTGGTTCAAATACATCGTATAGTGACACAACAACAGGATCAAATTCGTCTTATTCTGATCAATCAACAGGATCAAATAGTTCGTATTCTGATGTTGCAACTGGATCAAATACAAGTTATACTGACGCTGCATAGGAGATAAAATATGGCATCAACATATACGGGACTAGGTATAGAGCTTCAAGCAACTGGTGAAAACGCTGGTACATGGGGTACTAAAACTAATACAAATTTACAAATCATAGAACAAATTTCAGGTGGTTTTACACAACAAGCTGTATCAGATTCTGGAGATACAACTTTATCTGTTTCTGATGGATCAACTGGTGCAACTCTTGCTCACAGAATGATTGAGTTTACAGGTTCATTAAGTGCTGGAAGAAATGTTACCATACCTTTAGATGTTCAAACATTTTATTTTTTAAAAAATTCTACAAGTGGATCACAGAATGTTACATTTAAGTATGTAACGGGTTCTGGTGATAGTGTGGCTGTTGCTCCTGCAACAACTAAAATTGTATTTGCTTCTGCAAATGATGGCACAAATCCAGATATTATAGATCTAGGTTTTGGCGCAGGTGATGTAACACTCACAGGAACACAGACTTTAACAAACAAAACTTTAACAGCTCCAAAAATTGTGGATGGTGGTTTTATAGCAGATGCAAACGGAAACGAATCTCTTATATTTCAAACGACTGGATCTGCAGTAAATCAATTTGATATTACAAATGCTGCAACAGGTAATGCACCTAGTATATCAGCAACTGGAGGAGACTCTAATATAGATGTAGCTGTTATTCCAAAAGGAACTGGTGAAACTAAAATTGGAACAGGATCAGCAGCTGCTACTTTAACAACTAGCGGTGCACATGATTTAGTTTTAGATACTAACTCAGGATCAAACTCTGGTAATATTACAATTACAGATGGATCAAATGGAAACATAACAATATCTCCTAACGGAAGCGGAGTTGCTCAAGCAGTCGATGCAGGAGATAATACAGCTGCAATTAAAATTGCAGGAAAAGAAACCATATGGGTTCCAGCAGTCGCAATGTATCCTAATACTACAAACGGTGCAGAAGCTGCGCAAGTAGAATTATCAAATGGTCCTGAAATAAAAGTTTTAGATTTTGATAAATCTTCTGATGAGTTTGCACAGTTTGCTGTTGCATTTCCTAAATCATGGAATGCAGGGACAGTAACTTTTCAAGCTTTCTTTACAGCAACATCAACAGACACAGGAACTACTGCATGGGGATTATCTGGAGTAGCGTTAGCTGATAATGGAGATTTAAATACAGCTTTTGGAACACAAGTTGTTGCTACAGCAAAAGCACACAGTGGAACATCAAACGATTTAGATGTTGCTGCTGAAAGTGGAGCAGTTACAATAGCAGGATCACCTGGTGCAGATGAATATGTTTTCTTTCAAATATCAAGAGATGTTTCAGCAGATGATTTAGATGCTGATGCAAGATTGCTTGGAATTAAATTATTCTTTACTACGAATGCTGCTAACGACGCATAAGGAATTTAGATATGAGAGAATTAAAAAATAAACTTACCGTTGGTAAGAACACAAGAAATACTCAGAATAAAAAAGCTAAAAGTTTCGGTTATCAAATTTTAGGATTTGGTTCTGGGGGAGAAGGAGCAGCTTTTATAGAAGCTACTGGTGGATGTGTTACAACGTCTGGAGATTTTAAAATTCATACATTTAATGGACCTGGAACTTTTCAAATTACTAAAGGAAGTGGTGCTGATAATTTAAAAGTTGATTATTTAGTAATCGCTGGTGGTGGCGCTGGTGCTGGATCAGGTGGACAAGGATCACCTGGCGGAGGAGCAGGTGGCGCTAGATTTTCAGATGGTACTACAACTGGATGTTATAGTGCAGGACCAAGTCCTTTGTCAGCCCCAGGTTTAGCAGTTTGTGTTCAATCATATCCAATTACAGTAGGAGGTGGAGGTGCTGCTCAACCAGCTACTCCTAGTGGAACTTCGGGTAATACAGGTTGTAATTCAGTTTTTTCATCAATAACTAGTGCTGGTGGTGGTAGCTCAAGAATAAGTGCTGGATCACCAGACCCAACTCAATCTGGGGGAAGTGGCGCTGGCGGTAGAGCAGGTGGATCAGGAGGATCAGGAAATACTCCTCCAGTTAGTCCACCTCAAGGAAATAATGGAGGCAGTGGACCTTCTGGATCACCTACTTTTAACGGAGGCGGCGGAGGAGGAGCAACTGGAGCTGGAAGCAACGAAAATCCTTCTGGCCCTTCTGGTCCTGGTGGAGCTGGAGTAACGTCTTGTATAACAGGTTCTCCAGTAGCTAGAGCAGGAGGTGGTGCTGGAGGTCAAGGTCAAACTCAAGGAATTGGTAGTGCTTCTGCTGGAGGAGGTTCTGGTGGAGCAAGACATAATGGAACTGGAGGAAACGGATCAGCAAACACGGGTGGTGGAGGCGGAGGAGCCTCTATAGGTCCCCCTCCATTTGGAGTAATCGGATCAGGCGGCGGAGGTGCTGGCGGATCGGGTATAGTTGTGATAAGGTATAGGTTTCAATAGGTAAAATTATGGCACACTTTGCAAAAATAAATGAAGACAATAAAGTAATTGGAGTATTGACTTTAAATAACTCTGATATGTTAAATGCTGATGGTGTTGAAGATGAATCTGTAGGTCAACAATATTTAGAAAAACACAATAATTGGCCTGCTCACTTATGGATTCAAACTTCTTATAATACAAGAGAAGGAAAACATTATGATTCTGATAATAACGAATCAGAGGATCAATCAAAAGCATTTAGAGGTAATTATGCAGCTGTTGGTTTTACTTGGGATCCAGACAATAATCTTTTTTGGCCACGTCAACCATATCCTTCATGGACAAAAAATATGTCCAATATACAATGGGAATGTCCTGCTGGAGATCCTCCAGTATTAACGGATGAAGAAGTTGAACAAAGATCTTATTATAGTTGGAATGAAGAAAACCAATCTTGGGATTTGACAAATATTTAATTTAATATAAAAATACTTTATATATTTAAAGTATATGAAAAAGAAAGTTATAACAGAACAAGCATTGTATTATGGCGACGTTTCCATGCCACAAGGATTTGAAATAAATCCTTTAACTTTGACAAAATCAATGTTTGAATCTTTTTATAAAAGAAAAGAATTTATTTTTTCTAAAGATTGGGACAAATTAAATACATACATTAGAGAACACATAAGATTATATTATGACATTAATTTAATTAATAAAAACACATGGGGAAATGTATATAGCCCTGGTGAAAAAACTGAACCAATTTTAAATATTAATCCAGTAGATTTAAAAAATTCTCCTGATTATACTTTATTGTATGGAGTAACTACAAATAATTGTAATATAAAAATTTATTATGATGATAATAGAAGAAAGGGAAGAAGTTGGGAAATAGAATTAAAAAACAATATGTTTGTAATGTTCCCTTCAACCAACATGTATTTAGTATCAAACAATCAAAAAGATCATTTAAGTTTTGTTCAAACTATTACATATGATTACGTTTAAACTTTATGAAAGATTTAAAAGATTACATGCTTCATTTAAAAAAATGGATTCCTAATTATATTTTAACAAAAACTTTAAAAGAATTAACTAAGGAAAAAAATTGGACAAGGCATACATATACAAACCTTCAAACGTTACAAAAGTACTCTATGAATAAAAACAAAGAGTTAGACGTTTGTTGGACAAATAATTTAAGTTATTCAAAAGAAATTTATGATTTAGTTTGGAAAGCATTAGAAAAATATATTATTACTGATAACATTAGCGGAAAAACATTTACATCTTGGTCTGGTTTTAGTGAAATTAGATTTAATAAGTATAAAAAAGGACAGATAATGTCAAAACACTCAGATCATATTGTAAGTTTGTTTACAGGAAAAAATAGAGGTATTCCAGTTTTGAGCATAATAGGTGTTTTAAATGATAACTATGAAGGCGGCGAATTTATTATGTTTGATGATTATGAAATTAAATTTAAAGCTGGTGATATTTTAATTTTTCCATCAATTTTTTTATATCCGCATTTAGTTAAACCAGTAAAAAAAGGAACTAGGTACTCTTTTGTATCTTGGTGTTATTAAATGTCAGAGCCTATAATACACGGTTTATTTCCTACTCCAGTTTTATCAACAAAAATTAATAGAGATTTTACAAAAAAAGAAATAGATTTTGTATTAAAACAAAAAAATAATTCAATTAAAAATGTAGGTAATTTTATAAGTAAGGATGAGTTTATTTTAAAAAACAAACAACTTAAAAATATAAGAAAATTTTTAGAAAATCAGTGTAAGTTTTATTTAAATAATGTTTTAGGTATTAGTGATAAAATTGAATTATATATAACTTTGTCTTGGTTAAATTTTACAGATGGCAAACAATTTCATCACATGCATCAACATACAAATTCTTTAATATCAGGTGTTTTATATTTAAAAGCTGATAAAGAAAACGACACAATTACTTTTGCTAAAAAACAATATAGGGAAATAACTATTCCTACTGAAAATTTTAATACCTGGAATTCTGGTTCATGGTGGCTTCCTATTGAAACTGGTCAATTATTAATGTTTCCATCTTTTTTATTACATGAAGTACAAACAAAAAAAGATAATAATTTAAGAATAAGTTTAGCGTTTAACACTTTTATAAGTGGGACATTAGGGGGCTCTACAACAAAACTAAAACTAACAAAGGATAAAATATATAAATGCACTTAGAAAATTATTTTTGGAGTTTTGAATCAGCAGTCCCAGAAAAAATATGTGATGATATTATTAAACACGGTCTATCAAAAAAAGACATGATGGCAAGAACCGGTAATTTTAAAGATAAAGTTTTAACTAAAAAACAATTAAGAGATATTAAAGCAAAAAGACACTCTGATATTGTCTGGTTAAATGATCCATGGATTTATAAAGAACTACAGCCTTATATTTACAAAGCGAATAAAAATGCTGGTTGGAATTTTGAATGGCATTGGTCTGAAGATATGCAATTTACAAAGTATAAACTTAACCAATATTATGATTGGCATTCTGACACGTTGATAAAACCTGACCATAATCCTAATTCACGATATTTCAATAAAGTAAGAAAGCTTTCAATGACTTGTCAATTATCAGATGGTTCCGAGTATGAGGGAGGAGAGTTAGAATTTGATTTTAGAAACTACGATCCTCAAATGAGAGATGAGGATAAACATTTAATTAAAGCTACACAAATATTAAAAAAAGGATCTATCATTGTATTTCCTTCATTTTTATGGCATAGAGTTAAACCAGTAACGAAAGGAGTAAGATATTCTATAGTAATGTGGAACTTAGGATATTCATTTAAATAGTATGGAAAAAGTAGAATTTTTTAAGACATCGATTTGGGTTGAACAAAAACCAGAATTTTTAAAATCTTTAGATAAAGCAAGCAACAAGTATGTTGCTGATGCTCGTAAAAGAGAAAAAGAATATATAAAAAAACACGGTGACTTTGGAAGATCATATCATTCAACACCCTTAACTATGGACAATGATTTTTTAGATTTTAGAAATTATATTGCTAAAAAATCTTGGGAATATTTAGATGATCAAGGATATGATCTAGCAAATTATAA